CATAATTTAAATGACGTTGGTGTGATGACATTTCAAGTAATTCCTGAGTTGATAAATTCATATTACTATCAGGTGTTGTGTATCCAATTTCCTCATTTGTGCGTTCAGGCTCACTCGCATCATCAGCTACATCTTGTGCTGGTTTTTCAATATCAGGTAAATCCTTATCCTCAATAACTTGTTGAGCTACACTTGCCCCAGCATCAGCAGTTATTTCAGCAATAAATCCAAATGGAATTAATGGCATAAAATATAAGTTATCAGCTTCAATGTTATTGTAATTAAGTAATTCCTCAATCACAGCTAATAATTCTTGTTGTGTTGGATTAATAACCCAAGCATACATTAAATCATATGATGTTTTTAATTCCTCAGCGTTGCTAGAAAATCCTTTAGCTGAATCACGAATACCTAATAATAATGGAGATGTGATACGATGTGCTTTTATGATTGATGCTTCTGCTTCTTTTGAGATAACCTCATATTGATTATGTAGATTAGGAACATTAATGGGTGTAATGGTTGTGGCATACTCTGGATTTTCATTAAATGATAATATAAATTTACCAGCGTTGCTTGTGCCTGTAAACGAATTTTTAATAGCACTTTCAATAACTGCTCTCTCCTCAATTGGAGGCATTCCATTATTGAAGTTAATAATCGATGTAGGTAAAAATCCATTGCGTATATTGCTTAAATGTAGATTTGATATTTCCTCCTCTACACCACAATATTGAATACAAGAATAATAATCTGGAGTTGAATAATAGAATTTCATAGGTGAGTATGACTTGATATAAGCCACCTCAATTTCATCTGTTGAATATCCAAATGCTGAAATGCGTGTTGGTTTAATTTTTTTATTTTCCCAATCAGGTGAATAGTAATAACCACATATTTCACCTTGTTCATTTACTCTCTCAGCACGTAATGTAGCAACAGGTAAATGATAAAATCCTATGATTTTGCTTCTATCAGGGCTATAAGTAATTTGAATAGCTGCGTTGCCATACAATTTGAAATCTAAAACAATTTTTTTTAATTCAGCCTCAGTAGTTAAACTATATAAGTAATTGCTTGTAGCACCATCATCACCTCTTGATTTAATACCTTTGCCATAAATCATATCGGCAAGTGAGTTAACACACGCTTGGTTGGTTTGTGAACCCTCATAACGCATAGTAATTGTAGCAAAAAAATCATCACTACCCTCAATTCCATATTGAATCCACTTAATGCGTTTGTCTAAGTTATTTTCAGTTATTTTGGGTTGAATAAATCCACCACTTAAGTTTACTACTTTGATTGTATTTTTATTTTCCATAATTAGTATACGATGTATTGGTTAACTGAGGATGATGCTACATAACCCTCCATTGGTTTAGTATCTATAATATATGCTGATTGTGTTGTAGCATAAAACTCGCCTCTATAAAGTTGTTTTACTTCAGTTGAACCACTATATTGGTTAATATTGAAGCTATAAAATCTGTTTGTTTCTAAATTAAATGAACCTGTTACCACTAACCATCCATCTATATATGAGGCAGATGCTGGTGTAACAGATGAACTAACATACGTAAATTCATCGTGTAATTCAAACTTAACAGAGAATGGTAGCTGGCTACTACTCTCACGTGTAAGTAACTTGAATGATTGTGGAGCGCTTGTATTTGGTAATAGAGTAGTCAAATCTATCGTTTACCACAATAACCCAAATCCCCAATTTCATTATCAATCGTAAAAAAAAGTGGCGTCGCTATTGCGACACCACTAAGCCAAAGAAGAATATATATAAGCGCAGCCCTAAGGCTGTATTCTTTAAGCGGCTGAACCAGTTACTACAGTAACACCAGCTATACCTGCGAAAGGATTGCTAACAGTTGAACCTGTGATAAACTGAGAATATAATTGCTCTTGTCCTGTAAACGTTGCCGTATAACCGTAAAGATCTCCCAAGGCTGTGCCTGTTTGGATAGATCCAGCTGTTAATTCCATACCATTGTTCTTACCTACTAAAAAGGCATCGCCTGCGTAAGTGTGAACAACCATTTGAGGACGTCCGTAAGCAAGTAATTTAAGTTCTTTAGAAGTTGAAGCACTCAATTTTTGGAATTGAACGTTTACAACTTGTTCGAAGAACGTAGTTCCGTTATCACGAGACGAATTAATATTGTCTTGTAAGTTGTTATTAGCACCCTTAACTTCGTATTTGTAAGCTGTAACGCTACCTAAACCAGTAACTACATCATCTGCTGATGCGGTAACAGCTAAAGTTTGATAATTGATAAAGTAAACGGCTTGAATACCCGCTACGCTATCTTTACACTGTAACTGTAATCCTTTTGAAATATTACAAGGCATAGTTAAATAATTTTATTAAGTTAAAAGTTTTTTTTTGAATGTGGGGGGCTATTCACCCCCCTATATTCAAATATTATTAGCGAACTCTGTAAGACACTAAATCGCCAGCGATACCGAACTGAGTAGCAGCTGTGTAACGCATAATTACACGTACATTCTGATCACCTAAAGTCTCACTTGTATCTAATACCACTACCTCATTTGCGTCGCTCATCAAACCAGTACCGAAGAATAAGTTACTCTTCTGTCCTGCGATTGCTATTGAGCTAGGTAAACCTGGGCAATAGTAAATAGGTACTCCGTCAAAGTTTAACGGCTTAGTTCCAACGAATGATTGGAATTGGAAGTTGTTTTGTCCTAAAGCTCTCTCATAAGCACGAACCATATTAGATGGTAAGTAGATAGCAGTATCTTCTTTACCATATACAGTTGATGGGATAGCATCTACAATCTTACCTAATTCAGCAACGATTGAAGCTGAAGTGATTGTAGCAGAACCAGATACCTTTACAGATGAACCTGATTCGATTAACAATGGTAAACCTTCAAATGTACCGTTAGTGGCAGATGAAGTTGACCAAATTGATTGCTCAGTTGCCTCAGCTACTTTACCAGCAGCATAAGCGATTAAGAAATCAGTAAATGAAGGAGGTAAGTTGTCATAAACGGAGATACCCATTTGTACAGCTTCCCAGTCACTACGGAAATCTTTTTTACACAATTGAAGGTTAACTTGTAATTCTTTAGGCTGTAAAATTTGTTCAGCTAAAGATAATGATGATGTAGGGGTGAAATCACAAGTTGCGTCAGTTACTAATCCAACTGTAGATACAGTTTTGATTACTTCCTTAAACTTGATGTTTGGCTTAATTGTGATAAAGCCCTTATCAAGAGTTGGAGCTGATAACAACGCTGCTGCGATATACTTTCCTGAGAATTGACCAGCATACGTACTGGTAATCGAAGTTGTTGTTGCCATTTTCTAAATAATTTAAAATGTTTTTTTTTATATTGTTTGAAGCAATTAGCTTATTGAGCTAAACGCTTGAATACTCTGTCTAATGAGGTTTCTACTGATTGATTGTTTAATTTAACGCTTACGTTAGCATTATTTGGTTCAACAGGAGCACCTTTGAATAATTGATTTTTGATGGCAGATAAGTTTTGGTTTTGTGAACCTTTTGATTCTAAACCTTTACGTTGCTTCTCTTCGTTGTTCTTTCCGTAAGCATACATTTCCTCTTCTTTATCTCCCATTTCCATTTTTTTACGAGCTTTTTCCTCGTCGTTCATTCCTTCATCTTTTTGTTTTGCCATTTCCTCTTCTTTTTCTTTAAGTAGAGAGGCAAGTGCTTCTTGAAGTGATGCTAATGATTTTTTAATGTCCTCGATTTCTGCTTTCATAGCGTCTTTATCCGCAGCAGGTAAATCTTTTAGAGGATTTTGTAGTTTTTCTACTTCCTCCATCTGTGTTTTTGGCATTTCTCTATTTTCCATATTTGATAAATTTTGTGGAGCTAATCCGTTTGATTTTGATAATGTTGGTTGCTTTTTTGCTTCAGCATCTTCTCTAATTTCCGTCATATCGTATATGCAGGAATCCTTTAGTTTAATTAAAAACGTAGTTGGTCCGTCTGTTTGGTTGCCAGGTGTGAATAATTTATATTCACCATCTTTTACTCGCTTTTTAGCACCTGACTCATCAATTAAAAAAAGCACGTGGCCGTAGTCAAAAAAATCACTTGCTACGATATCACCATTTTCTAATTTACCATAAACGTCTCCGCTTAATTCAACTTGTTTTTCAATGCCAAGTAATGACATAATTTTCGAAAGTGTGTTTTGTGCTGTCATAATATTCATTGTTGATATAATAACCATTGCGTATATATCTCATTCGAGATTGCTATGATTATTGTTTGTTATTTAATAGATTTGTTAGATGGAACGTGCTTCATAAATTCATCTCTAAATTGACGAGCACATTTAATTGCTTCCATATTTTGTTCTTTTTCAAATGTGCTGATACAAATAGCTACTCGCTGGTCGTTATCATCATATTCGTCAGCTATTGCTGATACACAACGAGAAACAAATTCATTTTGTGTTTCATCGCCTT